GATGTTGAGCCTTAAATTTGATACCTTTGTAAATTGATTTCAAACGACAATGCACCCTACACGGATATTCAAGACACCTGAGGACTTATTTGATGCTTGGGAAAATTACCGAAAGCATCTACAAACAAAGGCTTTAGAATGGCCAAAGGTGCAATACGTGGGCAAAGATGGCATGAGGGTAGAGGACTATCCAAAGCTACCTTTAACAATGGATGGATTTGAGGTTTATTGTTTTACAAACTATGGATGCGTTAACCAGTATTTTGACAATAAAGACGGTTATTACGATGCGTTCGTTACTATCTGTTCACACATAAAAAAACAAATTCGAGAAGACCAAATAACAGGAGGCCTACTTGGTAACTACAATGCAAGCATTACGCAGCGTTTGAATGGCCTAAAAGAACAGACCGAAAACAACAACACAAATACGCATAATATCCTAAACATCGACCCGTTAGATGATTCAATCGACAACGGCACTACGTAAAATTGCAGGGCTAAAGAAACGCATCAAAGTAATTCGGGGCGGTCAAGGTGCAGGCAAAACAATAAGCGTTCTTATTCTGCTGATTAATCATGCGGCAAGCAAGCCTGACAAAGAGATTCTAATCATAAGCGCGGAGTTGACAAAGATGCGCTTGACTGTGATTAAGGACTTTGTGAAGGTGATGAAGATGGCAGGCATTTACGATGAAAGGCGGTTTATAGCTGGCACTCTTTACAGATTTGCAAACGGTTCTTTCATCAAATTCATAGGGCTGGATAAACAGGACGTTGGTAAGGGATTACGCTCAGACATTGTGTATTTTAATGAGGTTAACAAATGCGATTCAGAAAGCTACAGGCAGGTTGCCACAAGGGCTGGTAAGGTAATTAGTGACTATAACCCCGATGCTAAATTTTTTATTGATACAGAGGTAATAGGCCGCGAGGATTGCGACTTTTTGCAGCTAACATTTGAGGATAACGAACTGCTTGGAATAGATGAGCGAAACGAAATACTCAACTACAAGCGTTTAGGATACAATGAGGATGGAAGCGTTAAGAATAGCTATTGGGCTAACATTTGGCGTGTGTATGGATTGGGCGAAGTTGGGGCATTGCAAGGAGTGGTATTCAGCGACTGGAGCGAAATAGAAAGCGTGCCACCTAGCGCAAAAATGGTAGGATTTGGAATGGACTTTGGATATACGAACGACCCGACCACGTGCATTGCGGCATACGAATACAACGGCCAAAGAATATACGATGAATTGATTTACCAAACAGGCCTGCTGAATGGTGACATTGCGGCCTTGCTAAAATCGAACGGAATAAGCAAACAGGACAAGGGCTATGCCGATTGCGCAGATCCAAAGAGCATTGATGAAATTAACCGCTATGGATTCAATCTAAAGCCTGTGACTAAAGGCGCGGACAGTATTGCTTTCGGGATTAGCATAATGCAAGGGCAGCCGTTTCAAGTTACGAAAAGAAGCGCGAATATCAAAAAGGAATTGAACGCCTACTGTTGGGATACCGACAAAGATGGCAATACCATCAACAAACCAATTGATGCGCACAACCACGCCATTGATGCGATGAGATACGTTGAGATGATGCTGACAATCAAGCCATCATTCAAGCCATTTAGAGCGATTCAATTTTGAAAACGGCAATAACTATAAATGGCCAGCCTGTTAACATTCCTGCTGAGTGGGAGGACATAACACTAAAGCAAGCGATTCAATTACATTCGGCTAAAACAGATGCCGAAATACTTGCAGCCGTTAGTGGATTAGACTTGGAGGTGTGCGAAAACATTAGACCAATGCAACTTGCCGCGATAGTGTGGCCTATTAACGCACTAGGTGAGATGCCTAGCCTAGATGAATGGACACTATCACTCCCAAAGCCAAAGGCATTAGGCAGTATGGAATTTGCACGAAAGGTAAACGTGGAAGGGCTGGCAAGATTGAAGCTAATTGACACGGAATTAATCGGCCGAACGGTTGCCATTTATTGTGCAAATGATATAGACGACAAAGATATTGAGGACTGCTATTTACGCTTGCTGAATGAGCCGTTTATTGCGGTTGCCGCTGCTGGTCAATACATATCTAGCCAACTTGCGGAGATGTCAAAGGCTGAGGCTGCAATTAAGCCTGCGGAATACGAATCTGAAGAGTGGCAAGCTGGTATTTCTGACTTCAAAAAATATGGTACTTTTGGACTGGTTAGGGGCATATCTTTACGCCACCATTGTAGTGATGAAGATGTATACCGTTGGAGTTACAACAAGGTGCTATTGGAGTTGCAATATGCAGCAGATGAAAACGCCTACCAAAGGAAGTTGAACAAGATTTTGAACAAGAAGAAATGAGCAGCATTGTCAGCATAATTGAATCGGTAGTTTTGGACTTAACTCCGAAGCCCGATTTTATTCACGGGTTCAAATCGTGGGCAAATCTAAAGGCAGATGAAAAGAGGTTTCCATGTGTGATACTTGTTGAGCCAATCACATCGGACGATACCTTTAGACAGGGCGGCCTAGTAGATAGCAGTTACCCCTTATTTATGCTATTTTTAGGCCGTACCGAATTAGCATACACACCTGAGCAGCATCGGGTTACAATAGATGCCATGCGCGATTTACGCAGGCAGTTTGTTTTGAAACTAAAAGCCACAAAGAACGTGTACGGTGAGCATATCTTCAAGTCAATTGACAACGTGAAAACGACCGATACGTTTAATGAATTAGATGCCAACGCATCGGGCATATTTATGACATTCACAGCAACACCATTTAATTCTGATTCAGTATGCGTGTAACACATTCAAAGCAAGGGGGCAAATCACATAGCAAAAAGAAGCTAAAGGATTTCGAGGCTGCAAAAGTTAAGGCCGTCAGTATGGTCATGCGTAACGTAGCTGAGGAAGCCCGAAAAATCGAGATGGAAGCGGTTAGGCAAGTTCTAGAATCATATCTAAACAGGCCGTTAATCCAAAGCGATGTGCAGAAAATAGGGCGAATTGCTATGCCTAATGGTTACGTGCTGACTTATGGCAATAAACCATTGGGCGAAATTCAACGCGAAACGCATAAAGACCCGAAGGCTGAAGAGAATTATCGCATTACCTTTACAGCCTACGAAGATGAGCATACAGAAACCCCTTCTTGAGCAACTAGGCAAGACCTTAGTAGGGCAATTTCGGGCGAATATAGCACCGATGAAAGCAAGCGGCCGCACTAGCGACAGCATTCATGCCGTTGTAACTGAAAACACTTTAGAGGTGTTGGCATTGCGAAGTATTGGTACGGCAGAATATGGCCGTAAACCGACTAGACAAGGGGCAGAAGCTGGCGACCCTACGCTATTTGAAGCCATCAAAGAATGGGCGAAAATACGTGGCATCGTTACCAATTTGGATGACAAAGCACAGCTAGGAATCGTGTACGCCATCACTAAGCACATTCACAAGAACGGATGGAAAACCAAGCTAACCAAACCGCTTTCATCTGTTACGGATAACCTAGACATTGATGCGTTAATTAAGCCTTTGGTGGTTTATCAAATGACTGAGTTCAAGAGTGGTATAATCAAAGAATTACAATGAGTTTCCTAATCACACGCAAGCCCGAAAAGCTATTTGCATCATCGGTAAAGTTCTCAAGATGGACAGCCCTTGCGAACCCGTATCTTTTTGAATTAACCCGAAAGGATTACGGGGTTAACTCTACAGGAATACGACTAGAATACCATCCAACAAAGCCGACCGTAAAAACAACGGGCGACCCTGTAACCGTGCCTGTATTTGTTTTGGCTGGTGACAGGATATACGTTAACAGCGGAGTGTATCAGGGCATTTACACGGTGTTTAGCGTAACGAATGAATACATCGTTTTAGATACTCCCTACATTGGCGTTGGTGGTACTGGATGGGTTAACCTAGTGGATAGGTTGCAAAACTTTAAAGCGTATATTAAAATATACGATGGCGTTACAAATGTGCTGATAGATGAATTAAGACTTTCACCCGATAGCACTGGGCTACTAATTGCGGACGTATCGGGCATATTGCGCAAACAGCTAAACACTACAGCCGACCCTACTCAGACGACAATCAATAAGGCTAATAAAGGCATTTCGGGTTCATTTAGAATTGGATACGGTGCAACGTATCTATACGTAAGCGAAGAAATCACTACGGATGTTACTGTTCCTGAGATTAAAGACGAGTACAAGTATTATTGGCTTTCTGCCGCGAAACAGATAGATGGAAACATTGCTTTAGGCATGAGTGGAATCGGTCAAAACTTGAAAGAATTTGTTCCTAAAAACTTGGCAAGTTCTGAGGCTAAGTTCTTAACGATGTTTGAGCGGCCTACCTATTTCGATGGATTTCCGTTCTTTTTGTCGTTTATTTATGATGAAGATTTTGACGGTATTACGCTCGAACGCCATCAACAAGATAGCGACATAAACGGTGTTGACGTAGGTGCTGAAACAGATAATACGTTAATCGTTAGCCAAAAGCATTACGTAAATAACATGAAGCTTCGCGCACCAAATGCTGGCACAAAAATCATTAAGGCATGGCTTGAAGATGGCCCAGCTGAAACAGATGGGTATATTGGAGTAGGAGGTATTCCGTACAATGGGGCTTCTAAAAACGCAGGATAATGATAGTTACAGAAATCAAAGAAATAGATTACCTAGATTGCATACCTCAGAACCCGTTGCAGTTGATGTGGCTAAATTCACTCGGTGGCATGGATACTTGGGTATTCTCAAGACACCAAGAGTTTAGCGCAAGCGTTTCGGACGTTGACCAATTTGAGCCTGTGGTAAATTATCTACAAATTGCCAACTCAAACCAAAAAGTACTGAATAAGGAATTGCTTGTTGTGGTCAATTTGGGATATGAGCAACTGAATACCCAGCAAGTTATCGGCATTAGTGGCGTTCTTTCTTCACCATTGGTCTATGCAGGAGTTGGGAGTTACTTTGTGCAAGTAATCGTGAAGGATGGCAGCTACAAGATATTTGACACGGGCGAAACCAAGCATAAATTGGAATTTGACATTATACTTCCAAAGCAATATACATCCAGCCTGTGAGCAACTTAATCATAAAGATTGGCGACAAACCACTAGACTTAAATAGTGGTGAGACTATTGCGCTAACTAGGCAGGCGGCAAAGGTTGGCGACTTCGTTGCCGTTATGGCCGATGGCACTAACGAGGTTACCATACCTTTGACCGCGAACAACAAGGCGGTGTTGGATAATGCCCACATATTCGGGACGGATAGCCTAATCCCGTATCGGAGGACGGATGCAACAATGATTCAAGAGGGCTATGAAACAATTACAAACGGTTACTCAATCGTTAAAAGTTCGGCTAACAATTTCAGCCTGCAAATTGTGGGAGGTAACGGAGGCTTTTTTGACCTTATACGGAATCTAAACTTAAGGCAATTGGAGTTAGCAGAGTATATTCACTTTTGGACAAATCAAAATGCATTTGACAATAGGAATAATACAGATGGCTACGTTTATGCGGTCTTTGAACAGAGTGATTTAGAGGGCGTTGATTCTACAATGCGAACGTATGGCACGAATTTATACGCGGTTCACACGGCTAGGCTATTGCCATCATTCCATGTCAAAACTTTAATTGGTAAAATCTTTGCAGAGCAGGGTTATACGTTCGTTACCGACTTAGTTGCTGAGGACATTTACAATAATCTAATTGTGTTTAATGGCAAGCCGCAGCGTGGTGAAGACATGAGTTACCATTTGTGTACGGTAAGGAATAC